CGGGGATCAACCCGCAACAAGGGACGAATCCCTTGTACCCATCCACACTAGCGGATGGGCACCCAGCTCCTTTTTATGCGAGAGGAGAGCGGCCTCCCAGAATGAGTCAGATGCCTTGCGAACGCTGGATCACTCCAACGTCCAGTCAAGGTTTTCTGAAGCGCCCAAACACCATCAACGGAGATCTTTCGATCCTCGTCGACGGCGCGAAGGGCTCTCACCTGTGGTAGGTGAGTCATTGGATCAAGGCGGTCTGCCACACAAAGTATGGCAGGCACCTCGACACCAATGGCCCCTGAGCCAATAGGAATCATCGGAAGGTGTTGATGAAGCACCTTCTCCAGAATCCCTTGGACATATCGCCCGGTTCGGTTCAGTCCGGCCTCGTAAGAGGCGTTCATGAACGCGTTCCAGGTGACAATCTCAGGCACATCTTGGCGAGAAGTAGGTGGGATACGCTTCAGGCGGATCGGTTTTACCGATTCCCCCATGAAGTAATCACCCCCGCAGCTCTCTCGAAACAGACCAGTTTCGAAAGACTTGCTACGGTTGACTACGAGCCCAAAAAGCTCGAGCAAACGTACTACCTCGTTAACACTTCCTACGGGGACGATCATGTCGTCTCCGTAGACGTGGACGTCGTTCCGGATGCTGCGCATAAATTCAGCACTCGGAACGGAGTCTCCCTGCGTGGCCAACAAACCCATGAAAACAATCGTCGTGAAGACGACTGCCTCCATTGGGAAGGTCAGCGCGGACCCCATAGACGCAAACTTCACAAGTGGAACAACTTGACCACTTGGAAGTTCAGCTGAAGTAGACCGGCATGCTTGCACAGCGCCCAATAAATCGGGCCATGGTGACAGCATGTCGATCACAAGCTGATTAAGAACACGGTCGCTCGCCTCACTAAGATCTAGCGTGGCAAGTGAACCGTCGGCTGACCCACGACGAGCAGCGTCCCTGTTAAGGGCCTGCTCGCGGAAGTGGGTATGCCGGCCAACGAGGGGATCACTCTCGATGGCATCCACGAACTCGCGCATCAAAGCCTTTTGCATGTATTGCATGCAGGTAGGCTCGATGGCAATGATTCGAGGAGTCTTAAGCGTTTTAGGAACAAGTGCGATCTTTACAGGTCGCTCCTGGGCCGGGGCCAGGTACACGGGTTTATGGCTTGAGAACCACTTCCAATGCGGAAGGGCATACTCCCCAAAAGGAAAGTATTCCTCAAGACGATCAGTCCATTCGGTCTGATCGAACTTCTGGTTACCAACCTTGCGGTCGGCAGTTGCACCAGGGCCATGACCCGGGCGGAGATCGAATTCGCGAACCTTTCGGTTCAACGAGTCGAAAACCGAACCAAAAAGGACGCTAGACATACGCTTAAACTCCTTAATAGGGAGAGTGTCGTAGCGGTCCAGGACCTTTTGAAGGTCTACCTCGCAGTTTAGGTACTTCTCAAGTGCCGCAGCGTTGCGCGCGTCTGTGCAATCCAGCTCAACCTTCTTAAAAAGCAAGGTCAAGTTACGGATCGCACGGACAGCAAACACGCTGGGGCTCTCGAGGAGCGCCAACGACTGTCCGTCGAAGATCTGGAGAAGGAAACCTGAGAGAAATCTCGGGAGACCTCCCCTCTTGCGGAAACCCGCAAAGAGGTTGGATCCAACAAACCCCTGTGCAAGACTCGTTTCAAAGTCAGCACAGAAGTTCGGAAGAGTGATCGTAAGAAACGATCGACCTTCCTCTTCGACACGATCGCAGACTGTTTTATAGTCGCGGTCGATGGGCGTGTCGCACGTGACCGAGTAATCCTCGGCCATAGCCTTCCAGAGTCCCGTCAGGCTTTTCATCGGTTACCTCCTAGGTAATCTGTGAAGCTTGCCGAGTCCTCTAGAATACTACCCTACCGAACCAGCGCAACACCAACCAGGACAGCCAAGATCATAATGACCGTGGCTGCCCAGAGGGTGATGGCAATGGTGACACCAGCCATACCAGAGGTATTAGAAGAAGTGTGCCGAGGCACGCTTACGACTCCTTGCCAAGAATCTTGGCAATGTTCCCGGTTCCCTGAAGGAACGCGAGAAGACCTTTGATGTGGCTCTCCAGCTCAGAGTCGGTAAAACCGGCTCCGTTGAGCGGAGAATCGATGACCAAGTACGCCTGAGCCGTATAGGCACGGGACGTAGTTGAGTTGAACGGGTCGACGCCAACCTTGTTGGCGGTGAGCCGGACAACAGAGCGCTCGCGCTTATTCGCCGAATGGGCGATGTTCAGCTCGAGGGCTCCGTCAGCGGAACGATACGTAGCAGCCATGTTCCCCACGGAAACGCGGGGAAGAGGCTTGCCAATCGTATCAATGGTGACAGTGGTAGGATCAGTAAACAAAGGGACTCCTTACAGGGATGACGGAAAATCCGTCATATTCAATTATTATTTAATTGTCTTGTATCACAGCTTGAGGCGCGAAAGCCCTAGAGCCGTGAGGATAGCCTTCTGCTTACCACTAAGGTCAGCGAAGGCGACGGAAAAACCGAAAGGCGTAGCTTTGAGGCGACGTTTCCGGCTGTAGTAGAACGACGTGTCGAGATAGACAGGTTTCACCTTCGGACGTGTATATAAATACGTCGGAAGGTAATCCCCATAAACTCGATAACGTCGACTTTCTTCAGCCATGACGTAACCATAAGCCAACTGCAGATTGTTTCCTAGTGTAGAGACGTTTTTGATGACGTCTCCGACGTTCGTGAACCAGTCTGCAAGCCACGAATACGGAATCAAGTTCCAAGCTGTCTCTGCGGTCGGAATGACCCCATAAACCCGATTGAACTCGGTGATGTCCTTTAGGGCACCATCGAGAGCAAGAGGGTAGGCAAGCTTGTAAGCACCAGAGAACCACACACGGGTCTTATCGACCGTGTTGTATGTGGCTTTACTGGCATAGGCAAACGCTTGCGCGCTGCCGCTTCCTCCACCCATATAACCATACTGGTTATTAACGGTAGAGACTGATGACGTAGACGTGTCCACCAGAGTAATCTCCCGACGAACAAGGCGACCATTATCGCGCTTAAACTGTCGTATGAGTTCTTCATACTGTTTTGACAGCGAAAGCACGTCCTGGACGTCTCGTATCATCGGGGCGATACCGAACTCATAGTTCAGATATTCTCCACCCACCGAAGAGGGGGATGGACCCTTCCTCAACTGCGAACCAATGATCGACGGTAAACCGTCTTTCAGTTCCGCAAGAGAGGTAGAAATGGATATCTCTGGTGCTGTTGGAAGCGTTCGCGCGATTCCTGTGGTCCCGTGCCCCATAAGGGCATTGTCACCAATCAGGGATCCAGTTCGACCTGTTGTCATCGTGCCATCACTAATGGATTTTGCCCACTTACCCATGTCAAGGGTAGGGTGACACCATCCATGTGTGGCCTCGGTGGCTGACCATTCCACATCCACTCTCGTGGGATCGGAAATGGACCAGGTCTCGGACGCGAATGGGCCTCCAGCGTCTAAGACAATACCATGACGCTTCAAAGCTCGGGCTGCAGTACGCAGACCCGAGTTATTGGAGTCAATGGTAACCTGAGCAGCCCCATAAGGGGTTGTCAGGCCTGTCTTAAGACCGCTCGTAGTCAGTACAGTTCCAGGTGCAGTATAGCGTATATCATTACGCTTCCTATACCTTCGGATGCCACCCCAACGCGCGTAATACTTCGCGTCGGCGGCCTGTACGGACTCGAACACAGTTATTCCTTTCGATTAGGCGGCGACATGCCTTCGGGGCCCGAAAG